GTCGTCGCATTCATCCTCTGGAGCGGCGTCTTCCAAATCGCCATTCATAGGCTCCCCTGGTTCTTGCCATTCATAAGGGATTAGCCATCCCATAACGGGCTGTGTCATGAGTTTGTGTTGGTGGGGTCTGTTGGGTGGACCTAAGGCCAAGTTATGCGGTGGAGCGTTAAGGCGTCAATGCCAATGTGAAGAAGTGTGACTAAGTGCTAATGAGAATCATTCTCAACTAGCTAGGGGCAGCCGTGGGAAGCTGCCCTGGACCGTCACATCTTGCGGGCCTTGGATTCTAAAGAAATGTAAAGGCTCCCGTATTTGGCGATGGATTCCGCGTCCCCTTCGCTGCAGGCCTTGTCGTAAAGGGACCATACAGAGGCGAGCACATCCTGAACCTTTGAGACTTTTACGGGTTCGGGCAGTTCTTCCTTGATCCAACGGTATGCGGTGGCACGTGGCACGTCGTCATCCATTAAGGCTTGGGCGATCTGCTGCCGCGTCTGACCATCTGCTGCCAGCTCCGCGATAATCGCGGCGGCGTGTTCCCTGTCCATTGCTCGCGTCGCTCGCAAGTGTGCGGTTATGGGTGGACCGCGTACAGAGGCGACACTACAAGATCACAGGAGAAAGCGCAACTAAGCGCTGAGACTGCCGCGAGAATCTCACACAATCCCACGCGTTAGTGGCTGAGATCGCTTGCTAACACTGGCTCGGGGTGAGATTCTGCGAAACCTTGGGATTCTCAGGGTTGACGGGTGGCGCGCTTCGTGTCTACTGTCTTGGGGTAGCTCACCACACTAGGTGCAATGTTTGATCTCGACCACGACCGATCTATGCGGGAGCAGCTTCCCGTCTCTCCCACTGTTTGGCATTCCGGCAGGTTTACGCCGGAAGGCAAGCCCTTGGTCCGTTTCGCCCGTGTGCTTCATAACGGGAAGGAGCGTCTGAGGCATCCCGAAACCGGCGGCCCCCTGATGATGGACGGCGACATCAAAAACAGCCGCCCCAAAGGTTCTGCCCTGCCCCCCACCCTAAAGCTGCGGTGGGGCGGTGAATGGATCCCGATCCCGTCCATTGCGGAATTCCAGGAATGGACGCTGGACAGTGTCTGCCCCACCCCAGATGGTGAGATTGTTGAGCCGGATGCGCCAAACAGCTGGCTCTCTCTCGTGGGGTTGGTCTGATGCTTCCTACATTTATTAGCCGCCCGGTTCTCAACCCTGCTGAGGCTACCGATCAGCAGATTAGGGAGGCACTTAATAATCTCCCCTTTGCCCGGACCGTCACCACTGAAACGATCCCGGCAACCGACACCACTGGCACGTCGATTCTCGCCACCCTGTCATGGCCGGATGCTTCCCGGCTGTCGGGTTACAACTACGGCCTAGACGGGAAGGGGAACCACTTGGCGGCTGCCCTTGCGTTACTCGCCGAGCATGGGTCGGATCCCGTGGCCTTGCTCGACGCTGAAAGCACCGAAGATGGTTACCGATTCACGTTCGGGCCGGAAGGCCTGGACTGAGGTGCTACATTAACAAACGAGACCCCACCCAAAGGCTCATGATCACCCGTTACAAGCTCACCCCCCGGTCAAGCAACCGAAAAACCGGCCCCATTGCAACGACAATGTCGGACCGTGGCACGTGTCCGGATAGCTGTCCCCTAAAGGGCAACGGCTGCTACGCGGACGCCTTCCCGTTGCGGTTGCATTGGGACCGGCTCACCCGTGGCGAAACCGGCGGATCCTGGCTGGACCTTGCCCACTCCATGGCACGTGCCAAGCTTCCCGCCGGTTCGCTGTTGCGCCATAACGTGGCGGGCGACCTGCCGCATGATGCCGGAAAGATCCGGCAAGATCAGGCGTGGAATCTAGCCGCAATCTTTCGCGACGCTAAGGTTCAGGCTTTCACGTACACCCACCACCGGCAGGACGCGGATAATTTGGCGGTGGTGCGCGAGATCTCATCCGCTGGATTGTTCACCAACCTCAGCTGCGATTCTGAGGCCCAAGCCAGCGAGCGCCATCGCGATGGGTTCGCGGCTGTTTGTGTTGTGCCGGATGATGACAGCCGGAAGGCCTGGGTCGACAGCCATGGCGTTAAGTTCAGGGTCTGCCCTGCCCAGCTTGCTGACGGTGTGACTTGCCAGACCTGCCGCGCCTGTGCCGGCCCCCGAGACTATGTGGTCGCCTTCCGTGCGCATGGGAACAAGCGCCGCGCAGTGAGCGATAGGTTGCGTGGTGCGATTGTGACTGAATGTTAAGTCTGTGTCGTGGGGTCGCGTGTGGCCCTCCCGATTCTGTAATGTAATGCATGAGAGGCAAACACCACCCTGCAACCTCTCCCCTAGTCCGATGATCACCACCACCGCCGCGTAGCGGCCTGCCACTTAGTGAAACCACCCCTGCAAAATCCACCGCTCACCGTCACACGTTCCCGTAACTAATCCGTCTCGCCATGATCGCTTCCCGTTTTCTAACCACTGCTCTCTTTACCCTTGCCGCAGCCGGTAGCATCGCCGGATCAGTGGCTGTGGGCCGCTCCTTGGCCGCTGCACCACGTAGCAGCGTCGCTCACACCCAAGCCGTCGCGCTAGTCGCCATGGTCGCTCTGGCTGGCACGGCTGCCATGACCGCCGCCGCTGCTGCGACTGATTCTCAATAAGGCGCCGTTACCCAGCGAGCCGTTATTGAGAGCGGCTCGCAACAAGGGGGCCTGTTGCGAAAATTAACAAAGCGGGGCGCCCCCCTCTGAACCTGCATAAATATTGCTCACTTTCTACTACTCTACTACAGGGGAGGGGTTGTAAATCTATACTGTGCTACACCCCTGGGCCTAAAAAAATTACACACCAAACTGATAAATGTGAACAACTCTGTTACTATCTGACTAAAAGGTTCCGCTGGAACGATGCCCGAAGAGGAAAAGTACGAAATCGAATACGGTCAAGGTATCAGCGACGAAGATTACCTTGACGAAAAAACCATGGGCACCCGTCGCAAGCCCTTCGGCCCCAAAAAGAGCGCCGCTGAAGTAGAAAACCGCGTCCAACGCCTCTACAAACGCCAACTTGAAGGCCTCACCTGCCGCCAACTCGTCCTTGACCATGCCGACAAGGAACAAATCGGCCTCGCCACTGCCTGGCGCGATTGGAAGAAAGTCCAACAACTCAACAACGAAGACTTCAAGCTGGAGCGTGAAAACATGGCCGGCCGCATCTTTTCGATGCGCAACCGCCTATTCAACGCCTCAATGAAGCGCGGCCAAATGGCAACCGCCGCCCAGGTGTTGGATTCCCTCGCCAAGATGGTCGGCTGCGACGCCGCCGAAGAGAAAGGCAACAGCGTCCCCGACATCAACATCAAAATCGAACGCGAGTAATACGCTAGTAACACACATCGGGCCATTTAGGTGCCTAACCCACTAAATCTTTCTCTCCGTCCCGCCCAGGGCGAAGTATTTAGCGCCACAAACCGATTCCGCGTCCTCGTTGCAGGCCGCCGCTTCGGCAAATCCTATCTTGCCTGCATCGAACTCCTCAAAGCTGCCCTGGAACGTCCCGGCGAAACCTACTTTTACTGCGCCCCCACCTACCGCATGGCGAAGGACATCGCCTGGAAGACCCTCAAGAAAATCATCCCCAACTCGCTGGTACGTACCAAAAACGAGACCGAGCTCCGTATGGAGTTAATCAACGACTCCACGATCGAACTAAAGGGCACCGAAAACGCCTCCGCCCTCCGAGGCCGCTCCCTTTCCGGGGTGGTGCTTGACGAAGCCGCCTTTATGGAAGCGGAAGTCTGGTTCGAAGTACTTCGCCCTGCGTTAGCGGATAAACAGGGTTGGGCACTTTTTATCTCCACTCCTGAAGGCACCGCCAGCTGGTTTTATGACCTCTGGTGTTATGTGGAGGAAGATCGCACAGGTGATTGGAAGCGCTGGTGCTACACAACAATCCAAGGCGGCAACGTCCCACCGCACGAAGTGGAAGCAGCCCGAGCACAACTCGACCCCCGCACCTTCCGACAAGAATTTGAAGCCAGCTTTGAAAATCTTTCCGGCCTAGTAGCCATCAGCTTCTCTGACGCAAACATCAGCACCGACGCAAAGGACATTTCAATCCTCCCTCTTTTACTAGGGGTTGATTTCAACGTCGATCCAATGAGCGGGATTTGCGCCGTTAAATCCGACGATACCCTTTACGTCTTTGACGAGATCATGCTCACGGGTGGAGCGACCACCTGGGACTTTGCCGACGAAATTATCAACCGCTACGGCGTGGAACGTCGCGTAATTGCGTGCCCTGACCCGACAGGTGGAGCCCGCAAAACCCAGGGCGTAGGCGTAACAGACCACACAATCCTCCGAAAATCCGGTTTTACGGTCCAATCACCCCGCTCTCCCTGGAAGATCCGCGACAAAATCACTGCAGTCAACACCGCTCTTTTAGACGCCACTAACACCCGCCGGACATTTATTCACCCCCGCTGTAAAGAATTAATAAAATCTCTCCGCACCCTCACCTACACCCCTGGAACGGGCCTCCCCAACAAAAACCTAGGCGTTGACCACGCCTTCGACGCTTTCGGCTACCTCTGTCTCCAGCAATTCAACCTAGCTAAACCCACAAATATGGGTAAGACGGACTACAGGCTCTACTAATCACTGGTCCGTCACCAACGAAACCACAAAAAGTACTACACCGATAGCCAAAAAAGACCAAACAACTAGACTTGAACCAGATGCCGTAATTTCCATGGCAAAACGCGGTCTTTACGCCAACATCAACGCGAAGCGTAAGCGAATCGCGGCTGGTTCGGGCGAAAAGATGCGTAAACCTGGATCTAAGGGCGCTCCAACCGCCAAGGACTTCAAAAAAGCGGCCAAAACCGCTAAGAAGCGCCGATCTACAAGAGGAAAGAAGTAATGGCCAACGTCGGAACCACAGCTATCGACCGCTTTACAAACACAGTCGAGCACACAGGCGCCTCCATGAGCGCTGTTGATGACTGGTTTGAGATCCCTGCGCATTCCAGTGACTACACTTTTGCAGCCAACGTCACCAGTGAAGCCAACTTCACTCTTGCGTTAGAGGCAAATTTCAACGGCAACGGTACTTGGTTTACGGTCGATACCAGTAAAACGATCAACTCTTCCGGTCAATACGTTTACTTTTACAGCGGTAAGGCCGCTACAAAAGTAAGGATGCGTATCGATTCCATTTCCTCTGGGACGGTAAGTTTAGTACCTCATATCGTGGCTGCGTATCACGGCTAATGGGCACTCGCATCATCCCCGGTTTCTGCACCCACCTCGAAGTGGACGCCGAAACCCGCATGACATCCGCCAGTTTCTCCTTTATGACGCCCCAGGATCCCATTGACTTTGGAGCGTTAATGACCCGCCTTGGATCCGGCATCGAGGTAATGATCGAAGTGGAGGACGACGATGATTGAGTACCGCGGCGAACGATTCGAGGGTTACAACAAACCCAAGCGCACACCCAACCACCCGACAAAAAGCCACGCCGTACTCGCCAAAGAAGGCAACACGGTAAAACTAATCCGATTCGGCCAACAAGGTGTATCCGGCAGCCCCAAAAAAGCCGGCGAAAGCAAATCCGAAGCCGCTCGCCGCAAATCTTTCAAGGCTCGCCACGCCGCTAACATTAAAAAAGGAAAAATGTCCGCCGCGTACTGGGCAAATCGCACTAAATGGTGACTAAATGACCTACGCAGTACCCGGCAACATCCGCACCCACCTCGTCAGCTCCACCTACATGGGTGGAACGGACAACCCCTTCACGCGCACCCAAGCGGTGATGGAGCAGATGCGAGGGTGGGAGATCATGAAGGCCGTCACCCTCGGCACCGAGTACCTCCGCGAAAACAGCGAAGTTTTCCTCCCCCTCGAACCCCGCGAGGACTACACCGCCTACTTATCACGCGTCAACCGCGCAGTTTTCTCCCCTTACACCCAGCGCCTGGTACGTGCCGCCGCAGGTCTTATTCTTCGCAAGCCCATTAGCTTGGTCGGCGATCCTTACTGGACAGAGGTATTCGCCAAGGACGTGGATGGTTGCGGCTCAGACCTGGATGAATACGCCCGCCGTCTGCTTCTCTGCTCCCTCACCTACGGCCACTGCCACACGCTGGTCGATTTCTCCGCCCCAACCAGCGCCCGCAGCCTTGCCGAAGAGCGCGAGTACAACCGCCGCCCCTACTGGATCGAAGTTGACCCATCCAACATCTACGGATGGCGCCTGGACCGTGAAGTCAATTACGGCAACCTGATCCAGGTTCGCATCAAAGAGAAAGCCGTTGTTGCTGACGGCGAGTTTGGCGAGAAGGTTTACGACCAGTGCCGCGTCATCGAACCCGGTCGTTACCGCGTATATCGCCAAGCCGAGAGCAAAACCGACCTACAGGGCCCCTATCCCTACCCCAACGCCTACGAAGTCGGCGAAAGCAAGTCCGACTACGAACTGGTGGAGTCCGGTGACTTCAGCCTGGGTGAAATCCCCTTAGTCACCACCTACTCCGGCAAGACCGACACGATGACCAGCAAACCCCCGCTGCTGGACATTGCCTACCTCAACCTGGCCCATTTCCAACGCCAGGCCGACCTTATCCACAGCCTCCACATCGCCTCCCAACCCATCCTCGTCATGGAGGGCTGGGACGACCAAACAAAAGACACTGCCATCAGCGTGAACTACGCCATGGCAACCCAACCTGGCCACAAGATCTACTACGTCGAACCAGCTGCCAGCGCATTCGAGGCCCAATCCAACGAGATCCGCGAACTCCAGCAACAAATGGCCACATTGGGCATCAGCACCCTCAGCCAACAAAAATTCGTCGCCGAATCTGCCGACGCCCGCCGCCTGGACCGTGTAGACACCAACTCCATGCTCTCCATGGTCGCTCTCGACCTGGAGCAATCCCTGCAGAAGTGCTTCAACCTAGCTGCGGCCTACGTAGGAGTCGAACCACCCGAAGTCACCATCAACCGCGACTTCGACATCGACCGCCTAATTGGACAGGACATTACTGCGCTCAATGCACTCTTTGAGCAAGGCGTCCTCGGTCGCGATGAATTCCGCCAAATTCTCGTCCAGGGCGAAGTCCTTCCCACCGCCACTGAAGAAGGCGATGCTAGCCCCGACACCGAAACAGAAGAGCAGGAACCATCTCCAGACCAGATGGAGCGTTTTATCGAAGCGTTGATGCAATAAACCATGGCTACTGAGCCGATGCTAAGCCTGGCCCAAATCACCGCTTTGGTGAAGCTGGCCAAAAAAGTCAAGACTCTTCGCAGTCTCCTTTCCGGTTCCGGCCCCCCGTCGGAGCAAGGTGATGCCGGTGACTGGTACATCGATACCAAAACAAAGCAGCTTTACGGCCCCAAGGGCAGCAACGGCTGGTCAAGTACACCAGTAGGCCTTGGAACGCGCGATCCAAAAGGCAACATCCGCACCAGCCAACTAACAATCAGCGGCAACCTCGCCCCCGCCGCTAAAGGCGATAAAGGCGACACCGGCGCCACGGGTCCCCAAGGCCCCACTGGCCCCACCGGTGCAACAGGCGCTACCGGCCCCACTGGTCCGCAAGGTGAAACTGGCCCCCAAGGCCCCCAGGGCTCCCAAGGCATCCAAGGCGAAACCGGCCCCACTGGAGCGACCGGCGCAACCGGCCCCCAAGGTCCCCAAGGCGACACAGGCCCCACCGGCCCCCAAGGGGACACGGGTCCCACTGGTGCTACAGGCCCTCAAGGTGCAACCGGTCCCACAGGCCCCGAAGGCCCCCAGGGTCCCCAAGGTGACCAAGGCCCCCAAGGCACCGCCGCCACCATCAGCATCGGCACCACCACAACTGGCGACGCTGGAACGAATGCATCTGTCACCAACAGCGGTACATCTTCCGCCGCAGTTTTGAGTTTCACAATCCCTCGAGGTAGCGACGCAACTTTCACTGCAGGCACCGGAATTGACATCACCGACGGTGTTGTCTCCGTCTCTGGAGTAAACGATGGGACGTTTTAACAGTTCTTGTAGACTACAGAAGTAGACTTACGAGTCCAATGAGTCAATCCCTAGAGAAGGTTCCCCAGCCTGACGGATCCTTTAAGTGGGAACTTGTCGAACTGCGTGCAGTGAATCTGTACGAAAAGGACAAGCCTGCGCCTATCTGCCCCCCAAAACGCCGCAGCACCAAAAAGGCTGCTGACGAAGAGTCCACCACCATTTACGACGAATTCTGAGTATGGAAGAGCAAGTCATCCAGGAAACGCCCGTGGCGACTCCTGACCAGCCCGTGGCTGGAGCAGACACCGCTCCACAACCCGACCATTCCGCCGCTCTAAAAGCGGAATACGAGTCCAAACTTGCTGCACTACAGCAGCAAGCTATTGAAGCCGAGGAACGTTTCCAAGGCATCAAGACCAAGTTGGACGAGGTCTACAAAAAGCAGGACGACCAACGTAAGAAAACGCTGGAAGACCAAGGCCAATGGAAAGACCTCTGGGAAGAAGCCAACAAAACCGCCCAGGACAAGGACCTAAAGATCGCCGACCTGGAGCGCCAACTGGACGAACTCCGCATCTCCAACGAGAAAGCGACTGTCCGCACCAGTGCCCTTTCCGCAATCAGCCAGGCTGGAGCGATCAACGCCGAGCAAATGCTGACGCTGATGCAAAGCAACCTGCAAAAGAATGCGGACGGCAAAATTGTTGTTCTTCAAGGCGGTGTTGAGCAAGACATCAACACCTACCTCAACAACTTAAAAAACCCAGGTTCAGGATTCGAGCACCATTTCAAACCCAGTTCTGCTGCTGGAATGGGCGCTAAACCTATACCTAACTCTGCAATTGCCCCTGGAATGCCTAACCCTTGGAAGGAGGGTAGCATTAACATAACGAGGCAAATGCAACTTGTAGAACACGAGCCAGAACTCGCAGCAGTGCTGAAGAGGGAAGCTAACGTGTCTTAGTCCCCGTGGGACGTGTCTCGCCAAGTCCGTGACTTGGACCCCGCAAACCCCTGACGTTGGTTTTCTAAAATGGCCGCCCCATTTCAGAATTATTCCGGCGGTGTCCTTCTCGCGGACATCGTAAAAAGGAATAATCTCAGCACCTATGTGTCTGAGGCAATCAAAGAGCGCAGCCTGTTCCTCAAGAGCGGCGCTGTTGTTCGCAACCCCCTGCTGGATGCCCGCGAAGGCGGCACCCGCATTCAAGTCCCCGAGTTCAATCCTGTGTCTCCAACCGAGGAGATCATGGATGGAACGGCAACCTGGGGTACCAGCACCGCTGGCTACCTGACTCCCCAGAAGATCGGTACCGACACCCAGATCGCAACCATCTGCCACCGCGGCTTCGCGTATGCAGTGGACGACATTGCGATGCTGGCTGCTGGTGAAGATCCCATGCTTCACATCCGCAATCAGCTTGCTGATGCGATCAACAAGAAGAACAGCGAGCGTCTGTTCTCCCAACTGGCTGGTCTGTTCGGCACCGCACTGAGCGCCAACGCCCTCGACCTGGGTGTTGCTGCTGCCTCTGGCGCGGATGAGGACAACTTCCTGACCGCCGCTTCCGTTGCCCGTGCCCGCGCACTGCTGGGCGAGCGTGGTGACGAACTGGACGTGCTGGTCGTCCACCCCTCCGTCGGCTTCTACCTGTATCAGGTTGGCCTGCTGACCTTCTCCACCTCTGCACTCGCCGCTTCCGGCGCTGTGACCTGGGGCGGTGGCGGCGTGGGTGTCGGCGCACGGAGCATCGGCCAATTCGCCGGTTGTGACGTGATTATGGACCCTGCGGTTAACACCGTGGCTCCTGGCACCTCCACCCACCAGATCGAGTTCTACTGCTACCTGACTAAGCGGGGCACGATCCTCGAAGGTGTGCAGCAGGACCTCCGCATCGAGGCCGACCGCAACGTGCTCTCGAAGCAAGACGTCCTCTCCGTGGACTACCACACTGCCTACCACGTGTTGGGCACCAAGTGGACCAACGCTGGCGACAACCCCACCAACGGCGGCCTCGCCACCGCTGGCAACTGGGGCGCTACTTACGACATCGACCTGATCCCCATGGTTCAGCTCACCGTCAACAGCCCTCTGGACACCTCCGTTATCGCCTGATAACATCCTGTCGGGTCCCTACGAGCCTCACTTCGGTGGGGCTTTTTTATTGCCGCTACACTTAAACAAAGCTTCTTTGTTGACTGTGGCAGCAACAATTAACGCCACATTGAGTAGCGCTACGGCCAACAGCTATGTAACGCTGGCCGAGGCAGACTCCTACTTTGAAACAGTCCCAAATAGCGGCACCTGGGACGACAAAACAGACGACCAAAAGAATCGCGCCATCATCAGCGCCACCCGCTGGATCGACTCACTTAATTTTTACGGCGACCGTTGCGACACCAACCAAGCCTTGAGCTGGCCCCGCAACAATTACCACGTCGATCGCGTCGAACTCACCTGCAGCGCAATCCCTGCCGAAATCAAATACGCCTCTTATGAGCTGGCACGTGCCCTTGCCAACGACACCGACGCCGTAACAGGCAACACCGGCACTGAAGGTCTTTACGACAAGGTGAAGCTAGGCGATCTCGAAGTCGAGTACAGCAAGCAAAGTCAGGCTGTTGGCACGATCAACAACATCTTTGACGTCTACCCGTGGCTTCAGTCCTACTTAGGCGCATACACACTGGGCGGATCGGGTAGCTACCAAGTTCGTGTTGTGAGGGGTTGAGATGTCGCTCGTTGACGACGTTTTCAAGAAGATTCCGGCCCCGCTTCTAACCAAGTGGGGAAGCGATCTTACGTACATCAAAGCAGCCACAACTGAAACCTACGACCCAAGCACTGGAACGATCAGCGGCAGCGAGACTACCGTGACAGTCAAAGGCATCATTAGCCGCCTCGACGCCCGCGAAGCCGAAGGTCTCTACCAAACAAGCGACCTCAAATTTATCATCGGTTCCGCCGAGCTTGGAACGTACTACCCCACCCAAGCCGACCGCATTCAATACCCACAAGCCGGAGTGACCCGCGAGGGCAAGATCATCGACGTCCTCACCTACCGAGGCGACGACCCCATCTACCACACCCTCATCGTGAGGCCCCAGTAATGGCTAGCAGAGACATTAAATTTCTTGTGAAGGACATAAAGGAAGCGACGGTTAGAGCGGCGCGTGAAGCGGCTGTGGAGATTATGAATGGGCTTGCAAAAGCAGGTCCTGTCCATACAGGGGCATTTTCTTCGGCGTGGTATGCCGTAGCCGACGATGCAGCGCCCGGAGGCCCAAGGAGTACAGGCAGAATCTATACGTACACCCTTCGTAATGTGCCCAAAGTTAGATTTAACAAGACAGGTCTATACAAAATAATTAATGGGGCAGAACACGCTGACGAGGCAATGGACCTTGTTCCCCATACCTACGAAGACTTTAAGGACGTCAACCCCTTAAAGCCTCGTTTGTACGGTATGCGAACTGATGGAGCCACCCGTGGCGATTTGGCAGGTCGTGGCCCCAACTGGAGAACAGCACCAGCGGATTGGTGGCCTACATTCAACAGTGGGGGTCGTTTGCAGAGTTTGCTGACTAAGGGAGCAACAAAAGGTTTTCTAACCTTCGGTAAGGCACAAGGTTTCGGCTAATGAACTACCAGTCAATCCGCGCTGCTGTTGAGTCGCCGCTACTCACCGCTTTCAACGACCTGGACCCTGCCGTCCCGGTTTATTTTGACAACATCACCGCCGTCCCACCCAACACCACCACGGAATATGTCCGTGTCAACGTCACCTTCGGTCTGACCATAGAGCCCACCCTTACCACCAGCGTGGACAACGTGCGTGGAGCGATCGTAATCCGCGTTTTCACCGAAAAAGGCCGTGGTCCGGCCCGCAACCAAACCCTGATCAACACTGTGGTCAACGTACTAAAAACACTTAATGACACCGGAAAAACATCGTCCGGGGTGTTCTTTAGAGTAGGAGATATTAACGGCCCAACATTCTCATCTACGGACCAATCTCCTCATTTCGTCGGTAGGATTGACACAGGATATGTAGCTACAGACCTGTCATAAATACTGGCTAACCTGTAGGGAGCCGGGCAGTGCCCGCGACACTCCCTCCTTTAGGTTTTCTCATGGCCACCGTCCTCTCGGGCACTTCCGGCGCCCTTTATTACAAGCCGGCTGGTACATCAGTCACCACCCTTGCTGCTTCTGCTTTTCCCTCCACTGGCGGTAATATCACCGTCGGTACCTACCTGGGTTTCCGAGTCAACGATCCCGTGACTCTGGCTTACCCCGCAGGTGCAACCACCACAGGTGCAATCGCTGCCGGTAACTATTACGTTCTCACCTACAACGAGAGCACCGGTGTGATGACCCTCAGCTCCACCGTGGGTGGTTCGGAAGAGACTGCAACCGCAGCACCTACTGGGTTTGGATCTGACACCGCCAGTATTACCTACACCGCAGCAGCGGTAGTGGGTCAAGTGCGCGACTGGAACTTCGAGATCACCCGTTCCGAGATCGACGTCACCACCATCGGTCAAACTCTGAGCGGAACTGCTCCTTTCCGTGAGTACATCGCCGGTTTCGCAGATGGCTCTGGTTCGGCCACCATCTACACCACCGACGACGACACCCTGCTCTCCAGCCGTCTGATCGAAGACGTGATTCAGCGTGAGCAGTCCGGCGCCACCATGAAGCTCTACATCGACCGCATCATGAGCAGCGGTTCTGTTGACGACACCGCTAGCCGTTCCATCGAAGTTCCCGTCATTCTGACTTCGGCCACTCTGACCGTGAACCCCGACGACGGCCAAAGCGTCGCCGTCAACTTCCGCCCAAGTGCAGCACCAACATTCGACTTCAGCAAGTCCTGATAACCTGCTACACGCAGAGCCACAGAGCCCCGAAAAATCGGGGCTTTTTTATTGTCTACAGCTACAGTAAGACCACAAAGTACTACTTTCATGGCTGGAACTGTCCGCGCAATCGACCGGCTCCGCAAAGCTGCCAACCTAGAGCCAATCAAAAAGACAGTTGAACTTTCTGACGGCACCAAGTTTGATCTTTGGGCTACCCCATTGACCATGGCTGAGCGCGAACGTGCCCAACGCCAAGCCAAATCCGACGACGCTGGTGCGTTTGCCCTTCAACTGCTCATCACCAAAGCTCTCGACGAAAACGGCACGAAACTGTTTTCCGCTGGTGAGATCGACGTCCTCAAGAATGAAGTGAAGGACAAGGATCTTCAAGCTTTGATGCTTGCCATCCTGAGCGACGACGAAGAGCCGATCGACCCAAACTCCTAAGCGCGGATCTCCGCAAGGACAACTGGCTCATGCTTCAGTTCGGCGTTGCCAAGGAACTAGGCATGAGTCTGTCCGAGGTCCGCACCACCATGACCGCCGAAGAACTCCTCGGCTGGAGCGCTTACTTCAAGATCCTCAACGAGGACCAAGAAAAAGAAATGAAAAAAGCCCGCCGTCGCCGTTAAACTAACTACGAGGGTTTTCATAGGGTCGATGGCATCGTATAGCGCGAGTATCGACTTACAGGTACGTGCAGATAAGGCGCTTTCTCAAATAGGAAAAGTTGAGCAAGCGATCAACCGTCTTTCGGGTATTGGCTCCGCTGGAAAGGAGTTTAAAGAGGCTCTGGTACCCGACACAAAACAACTTGGTCGGCTAGGTAAAGAACTAGACGCTATAAAAAGCAGGGCAAACAGTACCGCTAAGGTATTTGCGCGGCTTTTTGAGGGTGTTGGTACAGCAGGCGTAACTGCCGCTGGTTTGGAGGCGATAAATGCCAAGATGTTCGAGCTTGCAGCATCTACAGGCACTGCTGCAGCATCTATCCAGGCATTAGATAAAAACACAGGACATCACCGGCCGCTTCGACAAGGCCAAACGCGAGTTCATCTGCACCATCGACCCACCCGACGCCAAGGACTACGACGACGCCAT